CGTTGAAATAGTCCGACAGCTTCTTGCCGGTGAACGTGCCGCGGATCATGCCTTCGAACATGACGAAGGCCGCAATGTCGGGCACGAGCGCGAGCTCGGGGTTTGCGATCAGGTCGATCGAGCCGGCGCTCGACTTGAAGTCGGCCTTTCGCATCAGGTCCGTCATGGCCTGGTAATTGCGCTGCCACGTCAGCTGTACATAGCCGCGGCCGACCCAAGGGAAGTACTTCTTCGATCGCAGATACGCCGCGCCACCGCGCTCCGTAATCGGCTGCATCGTGTGCGCGGTTTCCCAATTCGTCGTGCCGAGCATGTAGGCGAGATGACGAAGGTCCGACAGCTTGCGCCGCTCCCACTCGTCGAGGATCGCGGTGGTGCCGGAGACTTGCCCGGCGTCAAGCTTGCCGTTGAACGGCTGCTGACGGATTCCGTCGAAGAAAATTTTGCGATTGATCGGCATGTCGCGCTCTCCTTAAAGCCGGCCGTATATCTTGACGGTGCCGGATGCGATATTGCCCGAGCTCATCGATACCTCGATGCCCGTGATCGCCCCGTTGCCGCCGTTCCAATAAACAGCGCCCATAATGTTTTCGATGGAGCCCACGCTCGACGGATAGCCGGTGCTGCAATTCCACATCTTCGGCGCTGACGTTTGCGACGGGTTTTGAACATTGCACGTTCCACTAAGGCCGGTGCCCGAATTTTGTATGTGAGCCAAACCGCCAGAACAAAGAACGCTCGTCGTTGGCGCTGAGGGAGTGCTGCTGATGCCGGATTGGTTGCCAAAAAATACTGAGCCGAGATAGGAGGCGGTCTGCACGCCACCGCTGTTGACCCGCAATCGGCAATCCACCGCATTCGTCGCCGGCAAGATGTTCTGAAAAACAATCTCGTACTCGCTATAGGCCGACGTGATGCTCGTCGTGTCCGAGAGCGACGCCGAGTTCGACGCCGTCAACGTGTTAAGCAACGTCCATGGCCCCGACTTGTAGGCCGGCGCGGATGAAGTGACGCCGCCGACATACTGACCAGTCAGGCCGACGCCTGTATTTGTCTGCGCGCTGGCACCGTTGTTGATCGGGATGGTGTTGGCCGTCGGCGAGGCAACGCCTGTGCCGCCGTTCGCCGCCGCGATCTGTCCGGTGATGCCGAACGTCACCGCGCCGGTGGCGGCCGACACGTTGATGTTGGTGCCGGCGACCGCCGACGTCACGCCGCTGTTGGTCAGGGTGCAGGTCGTTGTGCAGGTGGCGCCTGACGACAGGCTGATGCCGGTGCCGGCCGTGATCGTCGTTACTGTGCCGGTGCCGGAAGCAGCCTGCCAAGTGTTGTCGTCGCGCAGGAATTTGCCGGTAGCTGTCGTCGGCGCGTTGACCGCGCCAGACAGCGATGCGGTGAACGGGTTGACCAGCGTCGTCAGCTGCGTTGGCGTGAGCTCGGAAACCGCGCCGCCAGCGATCGACCCTAGCACGCGGCTGGCGCTGATATTGACCAGCTTCGAAATGTTGATGGAGTTGGCGGGGAAGGTCTGATTAGCCGTCCAAGTGTTCGCGTTGTTGAGATTGACGCCGAGGCTTCCGCCCGAGTTGACCAGCGTCGCACCGAACGACAGCGCATAGGTCGTGACGCCCGACGGGAAGCTGACGGTCACAGGCGCTGTGGCGCCGAAGCTGCTCGAGGTCGAACCCGTCAGCGGGCCGATCGTCACGCCGGCGACGCGCGCGAACAAGCCGCTCGACGTCATCCACAAATCGCCGTTCGATGGCGAGGCCGGCGTCGAACCAGGCGTGAGGTTCAGGCCTGCGGTCGACGCACCAGGCGCAGCGGTCACGAGGCGGCCGCTCATCACGCCGCCGGCCGTGTTCAGCGGCGTATAGCCGAGCGTGTCCTGCTTGCTGGCGAAGAGGTTGTTCCACTGCGCCGGCGTCAGCTTCTGGCCTTGCGTCAGGCCCGGGTTCGTCTGCGCGATCGCAAGCGACGTCGACAGTGCGATCGCGGCGGCCGCGCCGATAAGCTTCTTCCACATTTGCTAAACTCCGCTGAAGTCAGGCGCCTGCCAGCTGCCGATGGTCTCGGCAGTCAGGTCTTCGATGTCGTGCATGGCTTGCGCGGCGAGCTGCTCAACCTCGCGCACGCGCCGGCGGCGCTCTTCCTGTTCCGCCAGATGCTTTGTGTCTTCCGCCGGCCGCTGCTCGGCAACCGCGGCGGCAATATCTTCTTCGGTCGCCGCACCCGTCAGCTTCTTCAGCAAACCGGGCTTGACGCGCTTCTCCGCCAGCATCGCGGCGCGATCGGCATCCGCAATCCGGATTTGATCTTCGCGCATGTTGAAGAGCCGGCGCCGGCCGGGAGCGACGATGGCGGCAACCGCGGCCGCCTCGATCTCGGCAACGCGCGAAAGCAGCGCGTTCTTTTGCAGGCGCAACACCGACTCGGTGTCGTCCTCGAGCTCGTAGGAGACGTTGAAGTTATCGTCGATCGCGGCTTCGATCAGCGGATGCGCGCGCGGCCGGTCAAAAGGCTGGTGCCGGTCGATCGGCGCCACCGCATCACCTTTGGCCTTGTCGTCTTCGACGCGCTTCATGTGGTCGCACCACTGGCGAAGCCGCTCGGCATACTCGGCCGCCTCGACATCGAAATTGCCGAATGCGAGCGTTGCCGACTTCAAAATCTTCATAGCTTCTGTCCCCAATTCACCGTCAGGCTGCGCTCGACGTTGTTATGCGAGCCGCCGCCGGTGTTGTTCGACGTGACGCCGATGTCGTTGTTGCCCGAAGAAGGGATCGCACCGGTGTTGGCCGTGTCGTTGTAGCGAAGCGGCGTTCCTGCAGGGCCGAACGCCGTACAGGAGGTCGATTGGTTCGGCAAGAAGAATGCGCCGTTCGGGTTCGTCGAAAGCACGCTGATCGCCTGCGAAGCATTTCGCGACGTGATGCCGGTCGGGATCTCGCCAAGCGTGAGCACATGCCCGTTTTCGCCGAGCGTCGATCCTGGCGTCGTCGCGTTGCCGGTGACGACGGGCACGCCGTTAAGGTTGGTCGAGCCGTTGTCGACGCCGATCAGGCCGGCGCCGCGGCCGTCGGGCACCTGCAGGCGCTTGTTGGCGTTGAAGTCGGCGACCGCGTTGGCGCCGCGCGTCGTGAGCACGCCGCCGCTGGTGTAGATCGCCAGCTGCGAATTCGACCAGTTGTAGACAAAGAGGAAGAGCGCATCGGCGTTGGCGTAGGTGGCACCCGAGCTCCCGCTGCCGTGCGTCGAGGGCGAGGCGCTGCTGTTCATCGACACGAAGCCGGTCGGCACCGCACCGAAGAAGGGGACCGGCGTGCCGGCAGGAATGCCCACGCGCGTCCATCCGCTCGACGTCAGCGGGTCGTCGGGGTTGGTGGTGTTGCCGTCGACCGTCGAATACCACTGCGCACCCTGCAGGATCGACGACGCGATCGCGGCGCCTTTCGGGTAACCGCCGACGGCCGTCGAGAAGGTCGCGTCGTAAGCGATGGGCCCGCCGGCCTGGCCCCACTGCTGCCACGCCGTCATCACGTTCAGCAGGCCGTTGAAGTCCTGACCGAACGGCGGCACGCCGCCGGCGGCAACCGCCGTGAAGTTGTCCGGCGGGAATCCGGTGTCGAAGGAAGCCGCGCCATCCTGAATGCCGATCTGCGAATCGAGCGGCACGGTTCGGATGTAGGCGCCGGCAGCGTTGACCGCCCAAACCTTCTGAAAGCGTGCCGGGATGGATGACAGTTGCATGGGTGCCCCTATTGCACAGAGTCGACGCTGTAGGAAACGCCCGTTGACGTCGGCAGCACACCGGACTGCCCGACAATCGACAGCTCGACCGGCGACAGCGTGAATTGAAATTTGAAAGTCATCGTCATGTCGAGGTTATCGACGACGTAGGCGTTGCCGCGGTTCGGAAACAGCGTCATCAGGATCGCGTTGATCGCCGGAATCGAGCCGTCGCAGATGTTGGCGGCCGCCTTCGCAAACAGCAGCACGCGATAGGCGCTGTCCGTCAGGATGAAGTTGGAGCCGATCTGCTGGCCGGAATAGAACTGCGCCTGATTGAACGGCTGCGCGGTTTGGCCCGCCTCTTCATAGCCGAAGTAGACCTGATCGCCCGGCACCGTCAGCGTGCGGCCGACATTGAGCCTGCGCCCCCACACGTCGAGACCGTAGCCCTGCGCGGTGTCGAGGTTCATCACCGTGTCGAAAAAGCTTTGGAAATTCACCGTCTGATCGAGGTAGGCGAACATATTCTCGATGAGTCGCGTGAGGATCGGCGAATTCGCAAACTGCGAAAGAATCGTCTTCCACACGTTGAACGACGGGATGTCGCCGATCGTCGACACGCCGATGATAAAATTGCCGATCGCATTCGAATCCGACGTCGGCTGGTCGAAGGGATCGGGACCGCTCATGTGGTGGTCACCGCGATATTGTCGGCGTTGATGGTCGGCACCTGGTCGGCGTTAACCGAAACCGTCGTCAGCGTCGGCGTGACGCCCTTCATGGTGCGCGAGGGAACCGTCAGGCTCTTGTTGATCGTCCAGCTCGAGCCGGAGCCCGCGGTGATGATCGTGCCGGCGGGAATGGCGCCGGCGACGTCGCTGATCGTCTGCCCGATCGCGATGACGCCGGTCGGTGCCGATGTCGTCAAAGCCGTGCCCGCGATCGAGCCGGTGAACGTCGCGCCTGGCGCGTTGTTCGAACCCAAGGTGATGGTGAGCACCTGCGCCCAAGAGCCGAGCGCCGACACCGCGGCATAGTAACGGCTGGCGAGAATGTTGGAGCCGATACGAGCTCGCGAGCCGCCGTCGGCGCCGGCGAACGCCAGCATGATAGCGGCCTGGATTTGCGACGCCGCGTCGACCGGGATCTGCGCGTTGTTCTGCAGCACCACCGAAAACAGGATGGCGAGGCTGGTCGGCCGAACGAAGCTGACGGCATAGCTCGGCAGCGGCGCCGAGTAGACGCCGGCGGTGTCTTCCACCGTGACCGTCGTGGTGCCGTTGTAGCCGCAGCCCGGCGCCTTCTTCGACCAGATGGCCTGCGCCACGTCGGCGTCGGTTCCGCCGCTGGCGGCCACGTAGAGGGACTTTGCTGCAACCGACACACCCCGCACCGTGATCGGCGAGCTAGTGGTGTTTTCGGTGACATAGGCATCAAGGACGTCGGTCACGTCGAGAACGGCCCCTTGGACCGCATTAAGCGACCCTACAGCGTTTTTGGCGACGGAGGCGGCCCGACGCTCCTCGAATTGCGCGCGGCTCTCCGTGGCCCTGCCAAGAACGCCGTCGGCCGGGTTGGTGATTGCGTCCCAACCGGGGATTGCCCGGAAAATGGTCGTCAGGGTTCCGGCCGGGCAGGCAATCGGCCCGTAGGTGTCGCAGGCGAAGGAAATGGTGACCGTGCCGCCGGCGCCGATCGTGCCGGCGTCGGTGCTGCGATAGAGCAGGCCGTCCGCCGCCTTGGCGACGGAGCCGGCCGGAATGATCGTTCCTTCGCCGCCGGTGCAGGTGCAGTCGACCGTTGTCGGCAGCGCGGGCTGGCGCGCGAGGAAGTACAGCCGTCCGATCGCGTCCTGCGCGCGGCCATAGGCGAAGGCCGGGTCGAACATATTGAAGAGCAGGATCGTCTGCGCGTTCACTTCGGCGATGATCGCCGTAATCGAGCTCGCCAGCTGACCTTGCGGCGTCGTCAGCGCAGGGTTGACGTTGCCGCCGAACGCCGCGTTGATGTCGGCTTGCACGCCGGTCAGGATCGCCTGCTCGGACGGCGCCTGCCAGCCTTCCGCCGTGAAGACGAGACCGGGGACGTTGGTGCTCACTGCCATGTCAGAATGCCGCCGATGCTGTGACGCCGTCGACGCTCGTGACCTGGATCTGTCCCGTCACGCGTCGATCGACAATTCCGGTGATGAAAACCTTCGCGCTCGAGACACCCGGCACCAGCAGCGCCTGGCTGACCATCTTCGCCTTGATAAGCGCGATGTTCGGCGCGCGCCCTAGCATCTTCTTGTAGCCGACGCCGAGCGCGGTGTTGTACCAGCACTCGCCGGTGTCGTTGTCCCGGCTGTCGCTGAAGGTGCGGCACGCGCTCGCCGCGTCCTGTGCCAGCGAATATGGCTCGGAGGCGACCGCGATATTGCCCGCGGCGTCGAGCAGCAAGTCCCAAGTGTTGACGCCGAGCAGCAGGGTCTTCATGGAGTCGGGCCTCCGGACGTGCCGCCGCCAGTCGTGACGCCCGTGTGCTTGTGCGTCTTCAGGTGAATCAAGCCACTGACAACGTCGGTGTCGCCGGTGATGGTGCCCGACGTATGGATGTCGCCGGTGTAAGTGCCGCCGCCGTCGTCGACGATCGAGCCGCCGAGTTGCAGGTTGCCGGTGACTGTCAGCTTGTCGACGCTCCACCCGCCGGCCGACGTCGACGACAGCGTGTGACCGCCCTTCGCCGTAATCGTCATGCCGTCGTCGGTGAAGCGAATGTACTGCTCGAGCGCGACAGGATTCCAAAGACCGCCGATATAGATGCCGTCGGCCTGATCGTACTGGCGAAGCGAGCCGGGCGGCGCTTCGTCGTGTGATTCCTTCACGGCCGAGATGTCGCGATCGGCGCAAATCATCACGCCGACGTCATCGACCGCGGGATCTGCTTCGACGGCATTTTTCCCGAACAGCAGCGCGCGATACGGGACGCTGTAGATCGTGCCCTGCGACGTGACCTGGTTGTTGCCGTCGATCTGCTTGACCAGCGGCAGCACCTGCACCGTCTTCGCAGCGACGTCGACCGCCTGCACCTTCACAATCTTGACCGTGTGCAGCTTCGACAGCGCCTGGTCGATCGCGAACGTGAAAGCGTTGTATTCGCTGTTCGCTGTCTCCGGCCGTTGCTGGCCGTATCCGTCGCCCTCCGCCATCAGCGCACCGCACTTGCAAGAGGCGTCGGCATGCTCGGGTTATAGCCGGTGATTGTCGTCTCCCACGGCCCGCTCGGAAACTCGCATGCCAGCGCGTGAGCAAGGCCGATGACGACGTACTCGCCCGGCGACAGTACCGAGCTCTCGACCTTCACCTTCTGGCCGAAGCCGATGGTCGGGTCGTAGAGGTTCTTCACCGTCACACCGAAGGCGTTGTACTTCGGGAAGCCGATCATGCTGCCCTTCGGCGGCGGCGCAATCACCGGGACAAGGCCGCCGCGCGAGCCGTTGCGCGGCCAGATCGCAAGCAGCCCTTCGGCGCCGTTGTTCCACAAGATGCCGGCCTGCTTGACGCACGCGCGCGCCTGGTCGCGATAGGATCCAGTGAACACCGGGTTCTTCAGCGTGACGTCGACGCCAGAATTCTCGAAGCGCAAACCCATCTTCGTCGCAAGGTCCGACATGATCGACGAAACACTCGCTGCGCCCTGATAGCTGCTCGGCTCCGCCGGCGCGGCCGCGAATGCGCCGAGCGTGTGCGCGGTGATGGTGAAGGACGGCTCCGGCATTGCGTTGAAGTCGGCTTCGGCCGCGGTGATATAGCCGATAAAAGCCGTCGACATTTTGCCCGGCGTGCCCGCCGTCAGCTTTATCAGGTTCTTTGGCAAGAGATTGATCTGCAGGCCGAGCGTCGCAAGCTGATTCATCAGCGATCGCGTCATGCCCCAAATCACCAAACTGAGCACGCCATCCGAAAGGCCGCCGGCGTTCTGGATGTTCGCCGTCATGCGCAGGCCTGCCGGCAGCGTCACCTGGTTGCCGCCCTCCGCAAACGAATTGGGCTGCGTTACCTGTGGTGATGGGCTGCGCTCCTGCGACAGCGTGATCGGGCAGCCGCGCGCGCGCTTCTCAATGGACACCCGCGGCCTCCAGCTCGGAGCGCTCGGCAAACATCAGCAGGAAGCGATCGCCGAGACCGGTGTAGTCCGGATCGTCGTCGCCGCGCGTGTCGACGAAGTAAAAATCGCCGGTGGCGCCGAGATAGACATTCCGGATGATCAGGTTGCGGTTCTCACACAGCACGCCGAGAATGATCGGCTCGCCGTTCATGAAAACGTCAATGTAGAGCCCGGTCGACCGCTGGCTTACCTGCACAATGTAGCTCTGACCGTCGAGCGGCACCGCCTCGATCTGATTCGGGGTTGCAATCACCGGGACGATCTGCATTGCGCCTCACAGCGGAAACTCGAAGTTGAGGGTGCTGTTCGCCGGCGCAGGAGTCGGCGACACCGTGCCGTTACTAACCACAGGTGATGCGCTTGCGGAAGCCGGGCTGGCGATCGTGGCCGATGTTGCACCGGAATTTCCGGCGCCGCCGTTCGACGGCGTGATGGTGCTGCCGCTGGCGGTGCCGCCCGTGCCGCTCTGTTGCGCGTTGGTGAAGCTGCTCGAGGCGGTGGTGCGCACCTGCTCGCAAAACATATCGACGATGATCATCGCCACGCCGTTGACCGCGGTGCGCCGATAGTCGAAGTGCGTCGGGTTGACGCTTTGGTAGACCTTCTCCGGAGTGACCGCGTCCATCAGGTCGAGCGAGGCGCAAGCGTCCTCCGCTGACTCGAGAAGCGCCTGCCGCGCGGCCGGCGTGTCGCCGGTGGAGAAGCGCAGCCCCACGTCGAAGGGCATCTGCACCTTGTTGTAGCTCTCGAAGCCGCCGGCGCTCTGCTGATTGCTCGGCTCGATCGCGAAGGTGGAAATTCGGTAATTCTGCTTGAACTCGAAAGAGACCACCGATTCCGCAATCACCACCGGCTCGCCGTCGAGGAAGAGGCCCCACTGCGGCCCGTTGCCGAAGAGAACGTCGAGCGCGTCGGCAACCAGCTGGTCGACGATCGCGTTCAGCTGGTTGCCGATCGGCAGGTTGGGAACGCCGGGCCCGATCGGCACAAAGGGAATGCCCATCAGCTCTGCCCTCCGTTGGCCTGGCCGGCGAAGGCGCGGTTCTTCACCGCGTCACTGAAGCTGTTTGCCCAACCTTGCGGATCGTCGGTCTTCGGCTGCACGATGACGGTGCCGATGTTGACTTCCGTCGTCGACGTGCTGCCGCCACCCGCGCCGCCGCGGCCGATGCCTTCCCACGCGCCGATGCGGGTGTTCTTCGCGCCATTGAAGGCGCCCCAACCATTTTTTGCTACATGATCTGCAGCAAAATCTATCGTGGCGCGCTCGTTTCTCGGGTCACGCGGATCAAGGCCGGTCTTCTTCTGAAATTCGTTGCCGAGACCGCCACCCATGAAAAGCTGGAAAGCCCCCCAGCTATCTTCGCGGCCGTTCGGCCCTTTGCCGGGGACCGATGACTGAAAACTATTAAAGCCTTCGGCGCGCGAGACGGCCATTGCCGTATTGGGGTTGACGCCTCTCCTGGCGAACGCCGCGCGAATATAGGCTTCCTTCTCCGCCTGTGACTTGAAGGCGCCGCCTGCGATGTTGGCGCTTGCGGACGCGCTGCCGCCGCCTCCCATGGTGCCGCCCGGAAGCTGGTAGGATTTCTGGAACCAGCCCCAAATTCCCTTGATCGCCTCGATGTCCTTCGCGTTGCCGGAATTCTTGCCGAAGGGATTAAACTGGCTGTCGCTCTCGTAAAGCTGCAGCACGAAATTCTGCAGGCCCTGCGTTGCGTTCGTCGTAAACGACAGCCACTTTCGCTCGAGCGCGCCCGCGGCGTTCGCGGCGTCTTGCGTGATGCCCTGCATCTTGCGCAGCTCTTCGTTGAAGTCGTGCTGCTTCGAGATCATGGCGTCGTACAGGCCGGGATCGATTCCCAGGCGCCGCTGCCAGTAGCCGCCCATCGCGGGGTTCTGCTCGTGGATCTGCTGCAGGTTCTTCGCAATGTCGCGGAAGGTCTGATCGACGCCCTTGTTGATGTCGATAATCGTGCCGCCGGCGGCGCCGAGCGCGCGGTAGTCGGCGATGATCGGCTTCACGTCGCCAATCTTCCAGCCCTGAATAGCGTCCGTCATCGAAGTGAACGACGCCGCCATGCCTTCCGCGCTGCCGCCGAAGATCGTCGCCAAGGCCTGCCAGCGCGAAATGGTGCTGGTCGGAATGTCGAGGTTGCGCGACAGGCGCCCGACAGCCGCGCCGGCGTGCACCGCGTTGATGGCGAATTCCGCAAGGCCTCTGCTGCCGGTCACCACCGCAAAAGCGGCGAGCGCATTTTGGCGCAAGTCGCGGAAGGAGTCGGAGGCTTTCGCAACGCCGTACTCGACGTTCTTGGCCGACTTCAGCTGCTGCGCCTCGAGTCGCTTCGCTGTCTCGAAGGCCTCGCGCTGCTGCAGATTGAACTTCGACGGGTCGAGCCCGAGCTCGACGACGAGGCTGTCAATAACGGTCGCCATCAGTCCCTCTTCGGATTGAGGACGCGACGGTTGTGCGCGTCGACCGCCATAATGTCGAGCATGTCGTAGCAGTCCTGCAGGCTATAGACCGTCGACAGCTCGTGCAGCGTTGCCAACCGCAGCGAGATTATTCGGCTGGTAGTTGGTCGCCTTGGGTAGTCAAGGAGCGTTGCTGAAGGAACGCCGAGCTCATCGAGGCGAATTTCGAGGCGAGCTCGGCGATAGTAAAACCCGTGTGCAGCTCCAAGATCACTTTGCGGAGCTCGAGCAGCGTGGAAACCTCTTCGACCTGTGTGCGGTCGAAGGGTTGCACCACCTGTTCGGAATGCCGGATCGAAACGCACGCCGGCAGCATCTCGCGCCACAGCGGCAGCACCGCTTCTTCCTTCGAGCCCATGAAGGCCTGATAGCCGACCAGCGGAATCGCGAGGATGCCGAGCGCGAGCAGCTCCTGCGGAATCTGAATGCCGCTGGTGCCGACGGCCATCAGCGCGCGCAGGCCCCACTCCTCCGCCTGGATAGCGTCGACTTCCTTGACGACAAAGGTCTTGCCGGCGTCGCGGTTCTCGCCTTCCGCCGGCTTGGCGATCGTGACTTCTCGGATTTTGCGCAAATCAGCTCGGGTTGGGTGTCACCCGCTCCCATCGAATGGTGTGGCGCCGCGCCTGCAGTACCCGGCGGGCTTCAGGAAGCGGCTGGTAGGTCACGAGGATGCCGCGACGCATCGTCCACTTCGTACCGACCGACGTCAAGAGCACTGTGCCCTGCACTCGATAGGTGACCTGATCGGCGCGCTGGCGCAGATACAGCTGGTCGAAGAAGAAATTCGACGGCGAGTCCGCCATCAGCTCGTAAGACTGATTGGTCGGGTTGAAGACCTGGCCGCCGGTCAGAACGCCGTCGACACCCATCGCGGTCTCCGCCGCCTCGAGCGGGTCGGTACCGAAGATGTTGTCGGCGGAAAACTGCTGCAGCTGCTGCGGAATGTCGAACAGCCCGGCCACCGAAAGCATGACGACCGCGTTTGAAGCCGTAATATCCATGACGATTGTCCTTTGTGAGGTTGAAGCTTAGAGCAGGACGATCGACGCCATGTCGAACTGCTGCACCGATTGGCCGTCGACATAGTAGAACGTCATCGGCGGCGAGCCGCGCGCCTGGCGCACTTCAGGCGCAGCCACCCCGACGTCGAGGTACCAGCCCTGATTCGTCAGCGTGCTCGCGATGTCCTTGCCGGCGCGGTTGTTGACGTCGGCAATCTGCTCGCTCGACAGCACCACGCCGGCGCGATAGGCGCCGAAATTCAGGAACTGCTCGATGGTGTCGGCGAGCGCGCTTTCGATCAGCGCGCGCCCGGCCGCATTGTACGGGATCGAGTAGGCGTTCTGCAGCAGGTTCGCCAGATCGCGCGTGAAGCCGCTGTTGAGCGCGATCTGATTGAAGAAGCTGTCTGCCCAAGTGAAGGTGCCGGAGATCGAACCGTTCGTGTACCAGCGCCACTCTTCGTCGCCGTCGGCCTGCACTTCGTAGAAATTGTAGCCGTTGGCGAGCAGGTTGTCGTGCACGGTGTCGTCGCTGACGCTGACCGCCATGCCGGACTGCCGGCGCGCATCGAATGTCACGCGGCCGTTGGTTTGCGTAAAGTCGATCGACGCACCGATGCCCATCGTGAAGGCGCCAAGGTTGGCGTAGTCGAGCGGGTCGGTTGGCGACGTGATGTCGGTCGACGACGTCTGCCAGTTGCAGATAGTGCCCTCGATGCCGTCGGTCTTGATGCGGTTTCCAAGGCTACCCACCGCGTTGTCGGAAGCGGTCGGCGCCGCGTCGTCATCCGTCGCGACAAAGGCGAAGCGCTCGTCTTGCGTGCCGTTCCACACCGCGAAGGCGTAGCGAATGTCGTTGCCGCTGTTGTCCGGATTGAAGCCGAGCGTGAAGGAAGCGAACGCCCGGCTGACCTGGATCAGCTCATTCATGAACGCCGCCGGCGTCACGACAGCGTCGGCGCCCTGCGACAGCACCGCGCCCGTGGCTTGCGTCAGCTTCAAGCTGCCGGAGATCGCGCCGGTGGCAAACGCCGCGCTCGAGGCCGCGCCCGTGGTCGGCGAGATGACCTTGAAAGCGCCCGAGACGCTGTCATACGTCACGCCGGCAAGCGTCGACGTCATCGCCTCCGAGCCTACCGTCTGCGACGCGCTGACCTGGTAGGTGCCGGCGCCGCCCGGCGTGCCCGTCAGCTGCGACTTGATGTAGGTGCCGGCGGTAATGCCGGAGCCGCCAAGCTTGCCGCCGATGTCGATCGTGCCGGTGACGCTTGAGGCGGTGAGCGTGGTGGCTGCGATAACGCCGGTGAACGAAGCGGAGCTCGGCCCGTAAATGTCGTTGGTCGCACCGATGATCTGCGCGGCATTCGAGAATGACGTCGCGCCCGACAGATCCGGGCTTCCCGCTTTCGCCACGCCATCGAGCGTAATCGACAGCGTACCGGAAATGGCCTGCAGCTGCGCCAGCGACAGGGCCGAGACGTCACCGCCGCGCAGGTAGGCGCCGACGTCGTCTTCGTTGTACTGCGCGAAGAGCATCTTGCCGGGCTTGCGGTTCGAATTGAGAAAGCCGGCGAAGTACTTTGCGGCCGCGCGCGACTCGAGCGAGTCGCCGCCGAAATAGTTGTCGACGGCCGTACCCGAGCCGAGCGAGAGAACGGTGCCGATCGGCACGCGCGAGCTCGTCGTCAGCAGCAGGCCGGAAAGAACAAGAGCGCTGCCGGCGGCGGCGAGCACCGACGGCGTGATGCGGACGGTTTTCTGAATTGAGACGGTGCTCATTGCAGGTTTCCTCGTGGTGGGTTTCAGGATCCGGTAGCGGTGGCCGTGCTGTTGGGCCACTTGTTCGGGTCGGTTTCGACAGAGATCAGGTCAACCTCGAGCTCGCGCGCCGACTGAGTGATAGCGGTGAGGGTGAAGTTGACCTGCAGATTCGCTTCGATCACGTAGCGGTCTTCGTATTGCTGCTCGCCCGACGTGAATTGCATGTTGCGCGGATCGTCCGCATAGAGCGGCGCGATCGTCGGGTACTGCTCGAAGAACTCCACCGCATAGCCGTCGCGGAACAGCGTCGAGATGCGCATGGAATTATTGAAGGCTTCCGGACCGTGCACGTCGAGTTGGATGGTCACCTGCGCGGCCTGGCGGATCGTCTGCTGTTGCGTCTCGCCGTCGTGCGAGACGAAGTTGGTCGACAGCCGCGGCATGCGCAGCATCCACATGACGACGTAGTTTGCTTCCTTCGGCTCCGGCACGCGGTTTTCCTGACCGACCACGACGACGTGCTTCGTCACCGGGTCAGTGGTGCTGTCCTGCGCCGGCAGGATGTCCTGCAGGAAGGCGCGGATCGCCGTGAAGACGTCGTCTTCGGTCGGCGCCTGCGTAAAGGTCGTCATCGATAGTAGCTGATGTTCAGCTTGGCGCCGCTGGTCTGCTCGATAAACTTCACGGTCCGCAAGGGCCCGGTGTAGACCAGCAGCACGCCGACCGCGAGCGGCTGCCCTACCGTTGCGGAGGGGTCGGTGCCGTCATCGCGGTAGCGCACTGCCTGCGCTTCGGCCTGTATG